TTTGGGTTCTGTTTATATTATACGCTACATTCACACCAACTCCAATACCTACGGATACCGCATATGATTGAGGTGGAAATTTAGTAACGTTGTATGATGCATTCACACCAACTCCTATGCCTATTGGAATGTCATATGAAAGGTATCGAGGTTTGATAGCGTTATACGCTGCGGTAACGCCGACTCCTATACCTACTTGAACTGGAATCCCAATTACGTTCAGTTTTCTTGTAATGTATTGGGCATTAACACCTACGCCAATTCCCACTTGAGGTGTTACATCTATTTTACGGAGTTTTAACGTTGTATATGATACGTTAACACCTACGCCAACATCAACGCGTACGTTGTAATAAGTTATATCTATATCTTGTTTTTGTCCTACAATGTCATTGTTTTTAAAACCCCAGTACACCGTCTTAGTTCCGTTCGCTGCGAGTACTATTTCGGTGGCATCAGGTGAACTTGTTGTATCAACTATCGCCCAGTTGTCAAACGATGATGATGATGATCCTGACACGTCAATTTGCTGGGTCGTCTTATCGACGGTTATTGTTCCGCCAAAAACTGTGTAATCGGTAATTCTTATATCGGTATCTGTTTGATTGAACTTTTGGTCTGAATAATATAGTGTAAATCGTCTTTCTTCATCGTTGTGAAGCGGCATGATGTCCATTAATCTTTGACCAATTATAATGTTCTCACTGTCTTTAATTGCGTGAAGAGCAAATGTGTAGGCGAATGAATCGTTAAGCCCTAAATATATGGGTCGTGTTATATTTTTGGTTAGTGCATATGGTTGAAAATTCACGTCATCTATTTTCGGATACTCCCCTGTGTCGTTCACAGTTCCGCCAGAAGTTAAATACAGATTGAATGTATCAAGTTTAAAGAGTGGAGCAACGCCTGTGTATAATATTGGTTGAGTCATTTGAGCGTTGTTAATTTCTTCAATTCGCCAACCAGCGATAATTGGTTTCTTCCAAGCGACGTGAAATGTCGAAGTAAAACCGCCGCCGCCCTGCATTATTGACATATGCAAACGCTCGCCTTGAGGATTTGTATACACCCCATGTTTTGCTTTTGTTTCTGGAAACTCGTCCAAAAAACTATTAGCTACGCTTACACCTTTTTCTGTTAAAATTGTATTGTTGTCCACTTTGCTTTCGCTAAACAACATGTAATTTTCTTCAATCACGTTTGTTTGCATTTTTTTTCCTGTAATCGTATATGGAGATGGGTCTCTAGCAATAGACGTGTCTGCGTCTACGTTTGCAAAGTTTTCAGATAGTTCAAACTCTCCAAATGTTCCTGTTGCATATTGAGTATAATTTGCTTCAACTATTTTCTTTCCTTTGGCTGTATAATCAAAAACGCGCCATAGATACTCGTCATCCGCAAAAAACTTGGTTCGATATTCTACATCATTGCCCATCCTGTTCGCCAGCATTCCAACGTTTTGCTTTTGCTTTGTCAAAGCCACTTGACTTGACGATTGAGAATAAAGCATTTGACTCTGTGTTTTGTTGGTTGAATTCAATCTATTGACTATATAATCGACGTCTCTTTTTCTAATATATTGAACTTTTATTCCTTGCTCTTCTATAGAAGCAGGGTTTACCCCCACACCCTCCATGTCATCAGGTATGTCATCAGGTAATGGGTCATCTGGTAATTCATGATAATTTCCTTCTTGCCATTCATAATCAATAGCATATATCAAGTGCTCGATTTGCCTGTCCCAACCGAACCAGTTTTTATCGGTAGTTTCTAGTTGATAAATCCGGTTGCTATCTATGTCGTATTTTACACAATTAGTTTTATTAATACTTCCAAATCTGTTTAATTCACCAGGATCCAAGAGGGCATCGAATTCTTCGTCCGTCAGCACATGATCTGTTATGTCGACATCAACATATCCCACATGCTCTCTAGCTACGCCTCTTACAACTTCTCCTCTTGCATATACTTTGTTAATTTGAACAATATTGCTGTCCAATTTATATTCAGCATTATTTTCTCCAACGACATACGTCGACGATCTTGGTCTTATGTATCCGTTATCTGAGGGATACCAATCCACTGTCTGGTCTTCGTATATTGCATTCTTGGCTTGGACTTTTGCTTTGGTTGCATAGTTTATCGAGTTTTGAGAAATATAATAAGTGTCGCTTTCTTCATCAATTAGGTTGTTCCTTGTACTATTAAATTGAGGATACACTATCATTTTTCCTATATCATCAAAATATGCTTTTGGGTTTGCTCCTACACTGTTAAACAAATTAGCCATAATATTGGACATTGATTGACCATCGTATTCTTTCATTGTCATCAATTTATCCAACCACGCGCCTTCTTCTAATACCATCGAGAGGTCGTTATAAAATCTCAACTCCGCGATATATACATCCAATATCTTGCGTAAAGTCACTGCGTCACCCGTTCTAGTGGTGAATGATCTAGACGCTGGCGTTATTGTATCTAAAAACGCCACTGGCTCAATCAATGATATAGTATGCTGGTAATATCCATCGCTCAACTCTATTACCTCGTCCGCTTGAACTATGTATTGATACTCTTTAATGTCTTGAGAGTTAATGAGTTCGGCTACTGTGTACATTTCATACCTTGTCGACTTACTATTGGACAAAGCCACTTGTGCGTTCTCACGCGTTTCTCGTGCGTTTTGGTTATACTTGATTTTTTCTACGTCTAAGCTTTCCCCTAATAATCTAACTTGTTCAATCAAAAGAGCCACCACCCAATGGCGCTATTCGTTGACCTCGTAAACCATTTTCAATTCCTCTAATGATGTTTTCTCTTTTTCTTTCTTGCACATCACTGTATATTTGTGATCCCACAGAAATTGCTTCGGGTATCAGGGTCAAACCGCCCGTAGCGTACGCCATTACAGCTTTTGTACCCGCGTTTGCAATGTTGCTCATTAAGTTTGCATTTGCTTCGTTTCCGTTAAGTCGCATTTGTTCAACTGTAGTGTTATAAGCTTCTTTCGCAGCATAGGCGGCGTATCCTAACATCACGCCACTTTTAACTGACAAGTTTGGACTTTCCGCAGCTTGACTAGTAGGTGTTTCAGCAGTCAAAGGGGTAGTGCCTTCTTGAGGCTTATTGTGCATATAAATGTCGTAAGCCATAGATTAGCCCCCTTTTATATTTTTGAACGTCAAGTTCAGACGTTCTACTGAGTTATTTTTAAACTCAATTGTCCCGTTTGTTACAAATCCAAAATATTCATACTCAAATGTGCCTTCTTGAACCATTCTTATCTTATACTTTTGATTGAGCGCAAAAGTCAGTGTCATGATTTCTTCTAATAAAGTCGTTTCAATATCTTTTTTCATTATAGTTAGCAAACAACTGCAGTTCCCAGTTTCTTTTTAAACCTTTAGCAGTCGTATCGAACCTTTTTATCGGGGTATCATTATGTTCTTGCTTGCCCATAATCACATTGGCACTCAAGACATCGATTCTATATTCATCTGTTTCGCCAAAGTCATGGTCTTCATATCTGCCGATATATAATTTCATTTCGTTCCCAAAACGGCCTTTTTCAATTTTAACCACATTGAATGTCAACGCAAATAGTTGATAAAATGTCCCTTCGTATCTAAATATAGCCGCTTTTTGTGGTTCTCTAACCTTAAATGATGTTTTAATACCGTTCGATGTCACCGAAAGTTTGTCTTTTAATCCTTTATATCCCTGCATTAACGATTGGTATCTGTCATCGGATTCATCGAATTCGAATATCTCGTTTTTGGCTAAATCTAATTGTGGTGGAATTTTAATAGCAATATAGTATGTTGCTTCCCAATCTGATCGTTTATTCAATTCATTAAAAGGTATTTCCACGTTTTCGACATTTACTACAGGCACCACTTCATCGTTCCCTAGTTCTAAGGTGTTGTCTTGTGTTTTTAAAATATGAAAGTCTTGCGTTCCGGCTGATGGCTGCTGCCAAAACTTGAATATGAAATTACCATTAAAATTAACGCCTTTGGTATTCAGGTTTAACTCGTCAATAATGAGTTTATGTATTTGCTTATTTACCGACGTAATCATTATACGAGCCTCCTTGCTTTCCGTGTGACTTTACGTGTGACAGCGTTCCTTGAGATATCATGCTTTGTCTTGCTCTGGTGGCGTCTTCAAATGCAACGCCTTCTTGAGACACACCATGTGACTTATACGTTGCCACTTGATTGAGTTCGGTCACAGTGTTTTCGCTGATAAATCCCTTATTTCCATCAAAGAACTTGGTGCCCTCTTCTTGATAAGTTATATACGGCACAGCGTCAACGTCATAGGTTGCTTTCGTTAAATCATTGCTCACGGTATATCGATTGCCAAAAATCATCATGTAACCTTTGTCATACGGTTTGTTTGTGTCTATGATATTGCGAAAAGTTGAGAAATCCATTACAGGAACGTTAAACATTATCTCACTTCCATTGTCGTGTTATATCGAGGAGCTCCTCGATACACGCCTCCGTGTTCCAAATCTTGTTCCGAGTTACTATCTTCAACTCTGAATTGTTCTTGTTCTGACAACCATATTTTGTCGTTTTGCCTGAACACTATATCGCTCTTTGTATAAATTGTTCTTGAACGTGATTCCATCTGTTCCCCCACGTCGGTTGTAATCATCGACTTTTTAACAACCTTACAAGAAAACCGCTCCCACTCACCGCGTTTATAAACCCATGCGGTGTGAGGATATTTCATCTTATCCACTTTAGCTTTCAAGCCATTTGTCCAAATCGTATTGCGAGATGTCAATATCGCTAGTTATATAAAGCCCTGCTTCTCGCAGAATGAGATCAACGGTGTGAGGAACAGCCGACTTTCCTTCGTTTGTATAATCTTTAATATCCATTCCCGTCATGATGATAGCTCTCAAAAACTCAATTCCAGCCTCCAAAACATAGCGTTGCTTTGTCGGTGATTGATCGATTATGTATTTAATAGCCGTATGATGATGTCGACTTCGGCCACCTCTATAAGCATCAAACATGTGCTGATAAATACGAGGGAATATTCGGTGACGGATGGTTCTTTCGTAAGAATCTCCTAGTTCGTTCCTTAAATCTTGATCCGTAATGTCAGAATTACTTGATACTTCGCTTTTTTCAGCATAATATTGTTTGTTCCACGTTTCTTTTTTCATTAAACCACCTCTTATAAACAATAAGAGGAAGGGACACCCCTCCCTCTTTTGGTCATTGCTTTATTAAGTTGTCAGTAAAGCCTTGATTCGTTGGCTCTACCTTTGCTCGCTCGTCAAGCGTTACCAACCTATCAATAATCTCTTGTTTTTTCATACGAGTATTCACGTGTAGGGAGCGATTGGCCGCAATGCTAATGAGTTGGTCTTTCTTATACTCGTCATATGTTTTTGGCCTTTGCTTTTTTTGTTGATTCACACGTTCCCAGCCACTTTTTAAATAACGTGGCAATGTTTCTTCGGTTACGTTTGTTTCAATAGATCCTTTTCTAACACGTACCATTATGCAATTGTGGCTTTAATTATTCTCTCAGGAGTAGTTACTTTAAACCCAGAAATTATGTGCACTTGAGCAGCACTACCAACCCAAGATTTCCCTGCGTCAATTACACGCTGAGCAATTCGTTGAGTAAGAATTGAAAACGCTTCGAAATCATACATAATAAATTGAGTGTCTCCCGATGCTCCTGTATCTACCAATAGAGTGTTTTCATAAACTGGTGTGCCTAGAAACATCCCAACTTGTCCTGTCCTTAGAATTTCGTCGTTGAAAGATTGTTGAAACTCTTTCCCTGAATAATTCAAAATAAGCGCGTATGTTCTTGGCGAAACTTGGAGAACGTTTGGTTTAGCTTTGTTCTCACGCAACTCTTTACGCACAGAGATAATTTGGTTTTTGATTGTGTCTTCGGTGGCAGCACTTGTCACTTCTGCGGAAGCTTGAGCCCCGTTTACAAGATAACTAAGCGCAATTTCCTGCCACTGTTCATTCACAGTCATAACTACTTTTTCAAAGATTTCGCCAGTGCTTGGTGATTTACGTGCAGTTTCCACTGCTTCATAAATTGGTTCTGAGATTTTGAAAGGTTCGTCCAATGTGATTGGAATAAGTTCGTCTGCTACGGCTTCGTGCGTGAATTCCAATGAGTCTGAGCGATCCACGCTTCCCTTGCCAAGTCTGCGGACGAAAAGTTGCCCCATTCCGTCTGTTTGATATTTTTCAGTATAGGTTTTGCCCGCTTGAAAAATAGATTCAGCCCATAAATTTGCTTCGATAATTGGACTAAAGTCGCTGTCGATTGTTGATACGCCGCGTTCTGCAGCGTTTGCTGGTAAAAATCCCATAATATAATTCTCCTATCTTTTTTTAGACCAAGTTCCATCAGCGTTTTCTTTGTATCTTTTCCGCTTAAAGGATTCCAGCCCATTTTCATTTGCATTTTCGTCGTCGAACCCCATGCCTAATTTTTACCTTTGTTCACAAAAATGGCATATCAGTTACAACTTTTTCTACTGCTTGATTGTAATCAAAATCATCATTCTCTTGCATTTCTAATTTTGCAAGTTTCTTGACCTTGTCTTGATAATCGTCTTGCACTTTGTTTTTAATAAGTGCGTTCTCTAGAGCGTATTGATCGCGCTCTGTTTTGAACTTTTTAAACTCTTCGCTTTCCTTTTGCAATGCATCAAACTCGCTTCTATCCACTTTGTTTTTTGGGTTTCAACATAAGCATCGAGTTCGTCATTTTCAAACACATTTACGCCGAGTTTTTTCGAAAGATCACGAGAAAATGTAGTCTTCGCATTCTTTTTTGCTTCTTCCACCATTTTTTGAGCTTCTTCTTTGGTTATCGTTTCCACCTCAGGGTCGCCGGTGTGCTCAGGCCCTTTGTTATTTTCATCTTCCATAATATTGCCTCCCGATTTATAGTCTGTCGACTTCTATTTTTCCCTTTTTTCCGAAAAGGGTTAACGTTATTGCAACAGTGCTATCTTGCTTGTATAGGCACCAGCCTTGATAGTCATATTAATGAGCGCTGGTGATTTGGCGCCTAGAGTTGCAATGTTTGCCATTTGATTTAACCTTTTAACTTTCTGTGTCGATATGCCCACCTTCATGATGTCTTCATCCGACACGTTTTTGTCTTCTTCAAGTGGCATGGAACCTACTTTTGCATAAGGTACATTTGTCCAGCGCAACTCGGTCCATACAAAGCGTCCTTTGCTAGAACTTTTGTACATGGCCTCGAATAAATCCGCCTTTTCATAATAAACGTATATTGACCCGTTGTGAAATCGAACATACAAGTCTTTAGCGGATGTGCCAATCGCACTCACATTCGATGATAAAACCCATGACATTCCTCTTTCTCGCAATGCTTGCCGACTTTTGGAACTTGGCAATACTCTTTGGTAATCTCTTTTCTCGTCCATGACGCGATCGCCTTGAGTGCTTGCATTGGGATTGATGGCCATATTTATTCACCTTCTGACGGTTCGGTCGTTATTAGTTCTTCATCTGAAACTCCATAGAGTTCTTTTGATTTTTCTTCGTAGAAAAACCGCTGAGCAGGCGTTAGTGCTATGCCTTTTTCAATAAGTGTTGCTACATATGCTACTTCTTTCTCCTCGTCTGTCAAATCTTCTCCGTGATATTGGTCTTGTGCAGTTCGCATCGAGATTACAGAACCTTCGACTGCTTTTGAAAGAATATCCACAATGTTTTCTTTTGAAGGATTTGTAAAGTTTCCAAATTCAAGCGCGATTTCATACTCTTCTGGGGTTTTCCCGTCCATAATGTCTTGTGTTTGCAAAAGTAGATTAAACAATGATTCAAGCGTTTCACGCCAAGACTTCATTTTCTTTTCTCTTGTTCTCATTGACACTTTTTCTCGCTCCATTTGACTTTCCTGCGAGGCGTCAATGCTTTCTACTCCTGTTATTCCAACTGTGATTGGATGAAGGCTCACGAGGTTACACGCATAAGAAATTAAAGAAGCAATGCCTGATAAGTATTTTTCACTATTTATTTTCCCTTGTACGACCTCAATTTTACTACCGCCTTCAGCAGAATCACCGCTCATGATTTCATAATCCATTCGGAAATCATTAAACTGCATTTTGCCTCCTTCAGCGTTGGTAGGAACCAAGTCTTCGGAAATCAATACTTTAATGCGACCCTTGCGTACCTCTTCCACCATGCTTGATAGAAGTTCTGACAAGGCGTCCTCTATTGTTTCTAACCCTTGGGTATCGGCTACTCCGAAAGGTGATGTAGGGAACATTCGATTGTGAGCAGTGTTGTTTTTAAGCACCACAGGCAAATCTGAAAGTTCGCTAAACTCGTAGAAGGTTGTCTGAATTCCAACTTCCTCTCCATCTTTAACTTTTAAGAAGCTTATCCCGAGAGCCTCCAACATTCCGTCTGTTAAATTCGCGATATTTATCTGTCTTGGTTCTTCTCCGTCAATAGCCAAGACCCTGTACTGAATGATTGGTCCATTACCGTCTTTCATTACTATTTCTTGTATCTCAAAATCGTCGTCGCCGACCCGTTTTCGAGACTTGAACTTATATCCTTGAATGATGCCTCGTTCTTTTATTACTTCTGTTCTTTCGGGTCTTATGACTTCCAAAATCGGTGTATCTAGTAACCCCTCGTCTATACTAATTTTAAAAGGGGCATAACCTAGACCTGATTGGTATGATTCAGCCAATCCCCATTTTTTGTCGTAAAAGTCGTTAGCTTGCAGTATGCCATCCAGTCGTTCACTTTGCTCTTCATCTTCTTCTTGACCTTCTGCATATTTTTTACCTTTGACTTTAACCTTCGCCTGAACGCCACCAGAAGTTATTAGGTTTACAAATGTTTCGTTTATCATCGATATAATTCCGAAAAACACTCTTGCGTTGTGTGGCTGAACGTTAAACCAGAAAGAATTGTAGCGAGCACTTCTCCCATATTTGTCAAGGGCCGAAAATTTGGCGTAATCTTCTTTGTAGAATTTCTCAACGGCTGAAGAATCGCCTGAAAGAAGAACTTTATTTCTGTACAAGTTAAATTCAAATCTGGCATTACTTTCCAGATCATTGATTAAGTAATTGTGTTTCATATTGAACCCATAATTCATGTTTTCACTTCCTTTTCATTAGTTGTTTGAATCGAGGGGTCAACGAATAGTCTAATGCGTCAGACACATCGTTCCATAACTCGTCCTCATCCAGCATTACACCATTGACACCTTTGACTTTTCCCATATTTTTCTTAATTATTTGAGCCCCTGTTTCTTTAACAAACAACATACGGTACTTATATATCAATTGTTCCTTCATAGTTACTCTTACCCTAGTATCAATTAGTTTGGTTTTTTTAATAGAACCCTTGATATCAATCGGGTATTTAATCCCTTTTTGAAATGCATAAATCAATGCAGGTTCAGCATTGTCGATATACACAGCTTTTAATCGATGATGAAACATCTTCCACCACTTATCAATAAAGGCGTTGAACTCTCGAACGGTTTCCGTATGACCAATTTGTTTGGAAATACCTCCATCCAAAATCACCACCCTTTGATATAACGTTGAATAGCCAGCTACACAGAAAACGGTCTTACCTCTATTTTCTTTTTCTGCTCCTCCACCTACGTCTATGCCTACAAGCACCTCTTTTATTGCGCCAATGTTTATTTTTCAAAAGATATGTCGTGCATTTTGGTTAACAGATGAGCATACAACACGCCCTCAGTGATGGCGCGGATGCCTAATACTTTGCTGTTAAATTCAAATGACCCTTTTGGATGCATTGACATCATTCTTTTTATCCACTCTGCTGTCGCAAGCGGTCTGTCATCAAGGCCAAAAAAGTAATAAGTCCAGTTTTCTTTCGGTTCCACTTCTTCCATTTGCTGCATGGTCGTGTGTGGCACGTCTATTTCGTTTTTTCTTGTAGGCCTACATTGATTTAAATAACTGTAGAAAACTTTTTCCGGATCGTCTCCATTGCTGGTGGCTATCAGTTTAGTCCCAACAGACGCAACTCGAGTAAAAACCGCTTGGACAAAATTCTTGTGAGCGATGTTAAACTCATCCGCAAATATCATATAAGGCTTAGATCCCAGAACTTTTTGTGCTGAGTTTTTATTATGATAACCCACGAAGAAAACTTTTTTAGTTTCTATTTCACCTTCATAAGAAACATCTACTTCAATGCGTTGTCCGCCTTCTGATCCCCCGCCAATGTGTCTGACGTTTGGAAACAATCGAGTGACGGCCGTATCGGGTTCCACAAAGTTACGATAAAGCGTCGGTGTGCTCTCGCCTGATAGCATAAAGTATGTTTGTCCCTTGGGAGATTTCATGCACTCATATACTAATTTAACCCCACTCAGCGTGGTCTTAGATGTCTGAGACGGGCCTTCTAGGAATAAGACCTGACTTTTATCTGCCAAAACGTCTTTCCACTTTTCGGTGTAAGTGAGGTCGTAGGCGTACATTTATTCATCGCCCGCTTGGTTTTTAAGAACCCATGCACGGCTTCTGCGGCTCCGCCTGTATGTTCAACCTCTTGTTTGTCTTTCCAACCTAATTGTTTTAGGGAAAATATGGCCATTGTGCCATTAATCACGTTTAATAAACCAAGTTTTTCTAATTGTGCTTCTTTTTTCATCATCATCTTTTTTCTAGTGTCCCGTAACTTCTCGTGTTTATAAAGTGATTGGCGACTATAATTGTGGGTATATGCAAACTCTGCAAGTATGGGAATATCTACGCTATCCATATATTCTTCCATTTCTGTAATTATCTTGTCGCAATACGCTTCGTCAAATTTAATAGGTCTTCCACCAGATTCACTGCCCATTTTCTATCCACCCTTTATGAAAATCATACAGTTCCTTGTCTTTTAAAACAGTATACTGCTCGATTTTAGGGTTGTTTGAATAATTTCCTGATCCACTTATCACATAATATTCATTTCCTGCGTTTATAAGTGTTATTTTTGCATGCGAGTTTTTTTGAATCAGTTTGAAGTTATCGTTTTCATTATCTAAATCTAATAGAATAGACGCCTTGTCTTTCATCAACACTTCATAATTGTCATTGACGAGCAGTGTGAACTTTTTAACCAAGCCAGCTTCTACCATATATTTAAAGTTATTAGCGGCCTTCTCTGACACTCTATACGTCACAACGGTCAGATCATCTATTGCATTGTGTTTTTCTATCGCGTCCAGCAAGAATGCATAAGGACTGATGTTTTTTTGTGTGATAATATTATAAACTGTACCTTTTTTTATCTCTGGAAGTAAATTACGCAATTCTCTCACTTTTAAGTTCTCCACCATCAAGTTACTTTTTGCCTTCATTTGCGTTTTGAACGCTTTAATGCTTTCCATGTGGCTCATATTTTTCCCTCTTTCACCGCCGAGTAGGCGTTAATTTCCGTGTTTAAGCCGTCGCTTTAGATTTCTTCAATCAACATGTCCAAGAAACTAATCGCTGAGTCTAGTCTCTCTTGTATCTTTTTCTCGCCTTCTATAATTCTTAACACTTTATCTATTCGGAGCGTGTTCTTATATCGCTCTTTTAAAGCGTCAGGCAACCCTTTGGTCTTTTCTTTGTGATACTCCAAATCTTCTTTGGTCAGTTCAAGGTTTTTTACATTAAGTGACGTTTCTGCAAAAGACTCTTTCAATTGTTTTTTTGTTCTTAGCATTTCTTCCTTTACTTCTTGCTCTTTTGGCATATTTTTGCCTCCTTATAGACTTCTTCACTCTCATTTTACTACTTTTTTTCAATTTTGTCTATTTCTATGTGCACATAAAAAAACACCTCCACTAGTATTTGGAGGTGCTCTTTTTGAAAGGAAGGTGGGACAGGTCAAAACCGCAATTGGAAACTCTACCTGCCCCTTAGAGTTTTGAAAAGGAGGTAAACATGAACACTCTTTTATTATACGACCTTTCTATCTTTTCGTCAACTTTCTTGTTATCGATTTTCTTGCCTGAATACATACCTTCCGTTTCCTTTTTTGTATTTACACGCATCGACAATTCTTCATCGCTCATAATTCCGAACCTTCCCACAATGGCTTTAGTGGTTTTGAATACCCCAGCCAGTTTTCTGCTCGGTGTATAAACAACATACGCCTTTTTCTCTATGTTGTCCATTGGATTCCGCTTCTGCATTAAGTCGCTCCATATGCGATCGCACGTTGACTCTGTAATTCCAAGTTCTTTGTGCCGCACCTTATCATCGTATAGTGTTCTTTTGACCATCCTTCTTGGTTTAGTTTTTAACATGTTCAATATTTCTTGTTTGTAAATTCGTGTTTTTTTTCGCACTGTATCACCTCGATTTCCACACCTTCGTTTTTTGAATATTTTATTTCATCTTGCAATCCAAGTATGTGCATTAAATTATCATTCGGTATGACTCCAGCTTTTGCTATTCCGTCCAACACAAATTTCTTTGCGAACGCTATATTGTCCAAATCAGCATTGCGCTTTGTATTTCTATGCCACGTGAACTTTAACTTGCATGGTGTTTTTATCAATGGTTTATTCAAAGCTTGCATATATACTTTGTTAGTTTCCACCCTTTTTATTTTTGCGGCTTTGTAGTAGTTTTTTGTTCTCTCAGCTTTAATGTATTCGTTCAATGTTGGAAAACGACCTTTTATAAATATTTAAATTACCCCCTAAATATGTTACATTTTTCTTCATTCTGTTTCTTCCCATAAAAGTTGTTGTCCAGGTCTAGTTTTTTTAACTAAATGTTCTTGATCTTTAAACACCGTTGTCGACCCACTCCAGTAATTTTCTAGATTTCTCCATAAACTATATACCCAGTTTGCATCTTTGTGCGTCATCACAGATTTTACATACCACCAATCCTTATCGTACCAAACCTTATCCCCTTTCTTTATGTTCATTTTGTACACCTCTCTGTTTTTTCATGCTCTTCTGTTTCTTCTTCTTGAAGTTGTTTAGCGGTACGCGGTGCAATCAAATAAATCTCTAATTATATTGTCCACAATAATACCAATAATAATAATAATAATAATACTAATAATAAACTAACAGCCATTTTTATCCCCCTCCTTCGTCCACCACCATTCGTCCACCTATTCCTCAACAAACCAAACCTTACTGACATGGAGGCTCATAAACATATGATGCATCTCTTCTAGTGTTTTACCGTCTGATTTTTGTGGCCATTCTTGCAGTATCCAGGTTGCTTTTTGTTTGGATGTCAGCGTATCATCCTCCAAAAACTTCCAAACTCTGAACACTTCGTGTTTAATGGGTTTATACATTTCTAGAAATACCTCTGTCGAACATCCGCTAATGAAATCGTTTTCTGACAACTTGTAAAGAACCCCACCCTCTTCATGGACAAATAATACTTCGACTTTGATGTGACCGTGTTTAGATATATACTTTCTTCCTTCTTTAATTTCCATTATAATTCCTCCATCGCTTGGATTAATATTATGTAATATTGCACTGTATGTGTACCTGATCTAATAATTTTATTATGTCGAACGCCTCTATTTTTTTCTAATTTAAGCAATGCTTCATTTTTGGAGTTTGCAAAGTAACCATCGGTACATTTTACACGTTTTTCACTTCCTTTTGACATCAAACGTGTGTCTGTAGAAACTTCTTCATAAACTATTTGATAAAAATTTCTCATGTTTCCTCCCCTCTTATCCACAAAGGTGGTTGAACACCGTCGATATCTGTTATTGCTAGCATGTCGGAATAAACTTTCACAATGTTTAACTCTGGGTCTATGTGATTGCCATTACCTGTGTAATCGTCAATAAAAATCAAGTCCTCTGTGTACTGCTTAATATTCATGTATCCGCGTTTTTTGAAGTGTTTATTATCGATAACTCTTCCAATTGTTTTACCGTTGGCATAAATTCCAAATAGTTTATCGTTGATAACCACAAGGTAATGTTTGCGACTCGTCTCTACCACCATGCCACATTTTAAGTCTTGTTTTTCCAACTTCTGTACCTCCTATTTATTTTTCTTGCATACTGTCTAATAAATCATTTATGTTATAAGGCTCATCATCTGTCCATTTTATAAAATTGAATAGATGAGAAAACAATGATAAATTGCTCAATATATCGACGTGCAACGTATCGCGACTCCACTTATAATTACCTCGTTTTTCGGGTACGGAATCATAGATGTAAAGTATCCCATTTTTGTCCCTCGCTATCCATTTGTATTTTTTATCAATATTTCTCAATATAGCAATTTCGTCGTTAGTCAAACGTGGCGGTTCTTTTCGTTCCCATAAGGGTTGTTGCATAACATTGTAATCTGTAATTACAAAAATATTAGGGTACACTTTCATAATATCAAAATTATCTAGTGTAATGTCGCCAGGTTGGTGTTTGCTCCCAAATTGCATATCATCATTGTATTCTTTGAGCTTTATATGTCCGTCTTTCCCTTCCAAATTATCACCAAACACAAGGAAGCGGAGTTTGTGTCTCGTTTCCACCACCATACCGTGTCTTAAATCTACTTTTTTTCTATTTTCTTTTTCCTCCTTTTTATTTTTCTTACTTCATTAAAGATATATATTTCTAATTTTTCATCATACACCACACTATGCCACTCACCTTCCCAAAGGACGAACACTTGTCCCTCTTTTAAATTATACGTTTTATTCTGCTTATATAAATTCATTTCCTCAATATTTAAACCATATTCTACAGGTAGCATTATATACCCACGTTTATATCTTCTCATTTGT